ATGACCTTGAAATCGTTGCCTTCGGTGGCTATGAGTTGATTACCCACCTGACCTTTGTGATATCCATGTTGTTCGTGATGGAACTGGGTACTGAGTGCAGCGACCTGGGCGGCACCGTCCGGAGTGGTGAACATCGTCGTGTATTTCCGGATCATCTGAACAATGGCCGCGAAATCTAATAGGAATCCTTCATATGCCCGGTTCCAGGGAAGTGCTGATGTGTAAGGTGATAAAGCCCATTTCTGCTTCAGTCCTTTTCCTTCCGATATGTGATATACCAGGATCTCATTATCTACATCAGCCATGATCCCATCCTGGTTGACTATCCCTTGGTATTTGTCGTTAAAAATGGATGGATAGGCCTTTGTCCTGCCGTCTCCGAGAGCCCGAATATAAAACATCGGGATATCCGCATCGTTAGGATCCATGATAGTATCTCTTATCTCATAAGAGGACCATACCCGGATCTGAACCGGGTTGAGTTTGTGCCATATCGCAATAAAAACATTACCTCCTTTCTGAAGGTCGTGGTCAGCCTCAATGATGGCCTTTGACCCGAAGAACGCGAGACTGTTTTTTGGATCGTCCCGGATCGCGTCAATGGTTTTTTTGTTTTGATCGTTCTCTGACTGGATAGCAAAAGATAACCCAAATGTATACCGGGTTTTCAGATCGATAGCTCCCCGGATGAGGGGAGAGTATTGATACCCGTAATTGAGCAGGTCGTGATACAGGTCAACGTCACTCTTCTGTATGACTCTGTGCTGCTGGTATCCGGAGATTAACAACCAGTTCTGATCGAGGGCTAATCGATTATTCCAGGAGCAATCTGTATACCCTTCCGCGAGCATTCCTCCTTCCTTCAGGTTCTCGATATCCCGTGATAGTTTCCGGGTCTCCGCGAGTACGTCCTGATATTGTCCCGTGATCTTCTCTACAGCGTTGCGAGCCTCGGATAATTGCCCCCCTGTCAGGGTGTCGGCAATCCGGTCTAACATGGTGCACCTGCTTTTGGTGAGTAATTAGGAGTCATCCTAATAATCACAAATAATTCTTTATTATTGTTAATTACTTGTTTCACCTTAATGTCAATTCCAATAATTTCCCAAAATGGTCCCATAGGCGAATTTAAAATTGTAGCATTTGTACGATCCATTATTTCCTTTCTGGCTTGGCTCTGTTCATCAAAGTAAGCCTGTAAGCGGGTACGTTTCATCACCGGACCCCCTTACGTACTTCATTGCTCATATTTTCCGGGAGCCACATCAACAGCATCCGGTATAGTTTACGCGGGAGAGCAATACTCACAATTTCATCAGTGGTTTTTGTTTCCTGTCTACCGTCGATGAGCCTCCTTATCACGCTGGCATACGATTCTCTTTCGTCTGTTTTCAACGTGCCTAACTCACCTTTCAGGTCCGGGGGTAACTGGATCGTCGTGGGTTGTTCTTTGGTTGGCTGTTCTTCTTTTATTTCCGGGAGTTGTTCTTCGGTTTTGATGTCTTCAGACTGCATAATTATCCTCGATTTGATATACTCGCTTTCCCTTGAAAGGTTTCTTCGCAAACGCCAGCATGAGTGTGTCTGCACGGTCGGGGCTTGATATTCCTCGCTTTTTCATATCTTCTTTGCTTTCAATGATGATCTGACCGCGACTATTGATCTTGTATTTGATATTTGCCAGTTGTGAGACCAGCATCTCATCATTCTCAATATCAATATCTCCCATTTCAAACCGGAGCCGAAGCCCCCACCACCATTCAGCACGGGCATTCGCAAACCGTTCCGGGTCGCTTGATGCAGCCCCACTCTGCATCTCTTCTGCCGGTATACCCTGCTCTGCAAGACGATCATACGTTCCGGCACCAATACCAACAGCATCTATTTTCGCGGTGGTTGATCCTGTGGTCCTTAATGCATCGATGACAGCCCCGGCTACTTCCATTGTGCTTGACATTGGCATCGTTTTGATAATCCGAGCTACGGGGCCGGACCGGTGAATGATTACAGTCTCATCACTACCGAACCGTGCCACATCCACCCCGAGTTCTGATGGTGAAGATAACGGCAGGTGCCGGTCCACGGCGGCCTCTACCAAATAGAGAGGTATGAGTGTATCGTTTCCCGCTTCCGGGAACCGTGCATTAACTTTGGCAATATAAAGAGGGGATTTGGGAGTCCAATCTCTGTACCTGTCAGTCACCCATTGAGGTGTTACAAGGTATGGAGCAGGGAGATCACCGGTTATTTTCTCCTGCCATGTATTATCAAAAATATCCTGTTCAGTGATACCAAATTCAGTAAAATTGGGAGTATCAAAAGCAGAGATTGATATTTTAGATACTCCTGGTGTTTTGAATGCTTTTGCGAACTTGCCGGACGGGTTAGTCGGGTTGCCTATCAACAGGAGCCGGGCATGTTCGGACGTGAGAACCCCGTCAATACCCTCAAATATCTCTTCACTCACCCCGCTTGCCTCATCGACCACAACGAGGATATGAATCTCGTGGAATCCCTGGAACCGATCCGGGTCATAATCCGGGGCTGTGAACCCCCATGCGAACCAATCGGCATCCAGTTTTAGTTCCTGTGTGAGAATATCCCCTCCGAGCGGATATTTTGCCCGTTGGAATGATTTCCGGATCTCTTTCCATAAGATACCTTTCACCTGCCGGTCGGTCGGTGCTGTTGTCAGGACAATGGATGGTCGATGCGTATACAAATACCATAAGGCAACATCGGCAGCACAAAACGATTTACCGGCACCATGGCAGGATTTCACTGCCGTGGTTGTATTATCCCGGACCGATTCAAGGATCTCGGTTTGTTTGGACCAGGGGGTATGGCCTAGTACATCCCGGACCCACCATACCGGATCTTCAATCGCCCGGTTCAGAGTGAGAGTGGCATCATTCCGACTTATCGCCTGCACGTTTAACCAACTCCGCCCATGATATAACCCCGGAATGTTCTACGTCGTGTTTATCCCGCCATTTGTCTGGTTTCCGGTTCTTCAACCAGAATATACAGGATGTGTTATCAGGCGGTACATACCGGGTTTCTGTAACCATTTCGATATGTGCATATTCCCCGGTACCGACGACGAGTGCCCGCTTTTCAGTTACCTCAAATCCCAATGCCTTTTTATACAGGCTCATTTCTACTTTAGCGTCTGCCGGGGCTTTCCCTTCTTTTATGGAGGTCGCAAACTCTGGATATAGTTTCATCCATTTTTTGAGAGTGGTAATACCGATATTTAATTTATCTGCAATTTCCTGGTTTGTCAAGCCTTCAATAGCAAGTGCCCGGGCGAACTCAGGATATCGATCCGGATCGTATCGTATTGGTGGTTTCCCTCCCGGATGTTTCCCTGTTGGTTTTCGTTTCCCGGTCATTTCCGTCCCAATAATTTTCTGATATCCTTCAAATCCTCGTGAACCAGTTTTAGATCCTCGTGGATCAGATATGTCACATCCAGGATCATGATGACAATGCCATATGGATCGTAATCGACCTCCTGCTTTTTCTCCGGTTTCATTTCGATGGTCTGTGGCATCGATGCGACGTGAGGATCGGTTTTCTTTGGTTTTACTTCTGGTTTGGCTGTATTGACAGTCTCTAGTGCTTCTTTGAGTGTTTTCCCCTTTTTATGGATCTCATACCATACCTTATGGTAACGGGGATCTTTATTCGGAAACGGAATTTTGTTTTTTCCTGTCATTATAACATCCTGCACGGGCATCGAACCCGAACAACCGCCCAAGTTACTGCAGTTGCAGGACGCCGATATGCGGTTTGTGATGAAAGAATTCGTCGCAGGATATGATCAGATGGTGCGAATCATCCGCAAAGGGAATTACATGTTGCATACCGGGCAACTCTCACCCAGGATCTGAACCGGGTTAATACAAAAATGAGAGGTTTACCTGTCGTAACAGGAACCGATCATCTGACCATTCTGGATATGCATCCAGATACCATCAGCGGTACCCTCTTCCATGTTCCCAGTTGTCGGCTCTTTGATGACGATATAATAGTCCCGTTGTCTTTTCTCAATGGCCTTACCATTCTGCCTGTTGAATTCTGCTTGCTGTTCTTCATTGAGTCCTTCAAGGGCATTTTTACAATTTTCACCGATGAATGGATGGTATGATTCGTTGTACATTGGTTCAGACATTTTCACGCCTCTGGAGATGTGCTCGCTTCTTCAATCCCTTGTTTCAAGGGGTGAATGTTTTCTGTGGTCTGTTCTAGTGCCGGGACTGTTACTATCACGGTCCCGGTGTCCGGTGCTGTTGATGTTACCCGCTCGGTTGGTATCCTGCTACCTCCGACCGGGAGCGGTAACGGGACTTCGGTACGATTATAAATCTGGTGTCCTGTTACCTCTTCTACGAGTAACAATTGGGATATTATGGCCTCGGCTGCGAGGTTTTTAAATTCCGCTCCTTCTTCAATCGTCAACGTTCCATCTGCCATACTTCGGATATAGTGATCCGTTGCTATGGCCGTCTTTCTCGATGCGTTGACGATGGACTGAATCTTTTTGTTCTTAATCTCAACCTGATCGAGAAGGTTTGTTCTCGTGGTGATACCCCATACAAGTGTCCCTATTGCGATGGCAATCGGGATCCACAATGTGATTAAATTTCCTAGTTCAGTTTCAAATGTCATTTTCTTCACTTGTTTCGTTTGTTTCGGTTTCGTTTCCGGCGATTTGGTCAGCTGATATATCCCAGATGAATGATCGGACTGCTTCAGCGAGTTTATGATCCTTTGCGAGTTTCATCAACCGGTCTGACCGCTTGTAGGTGTACTGCAGACTGGTTGTGTTCTGGTCCAGTCCGGCCTCTATCCGGCCCTGACTGTTGGCATAAATAAAACCCTCTTCAACTCCTCCGGCGACCGATGATGAGAGTGATTTGTCATCGACAAGAATTTCAGAGTCATACCAGTTGTTACCGCCTCCCATCATGCCGATAGATGTAGTCGCGTCCTGTGTCTCTGCGTATCGTCCGGACGTTTCAGATCCTTGCTCTACAATATCGCCTGCAGTGCAGTCGGTTGGCGATATGTTTGTTTGCGTGGAACTGATGCCGCCTGATTGTGATATTGAGACTTTACCGGTTGATTTCAGGCTTGTTACCTGGGCGCTGGTTAGTGAGTCTTCTAAAATAGAATTGAATTTCAGGGATGTGTCTCCATCGGTTACAACCCTGCTGGTCGTGCCGCCATTTTGGTAATAATCTTTACCTCCGGTATACCATCCGGGACCGAGATCGTTTGATGCCTCAAAAGACTCGTGGAAGATGGATATTACAGAACCACCAGTGGATTCACCGCTATTGGACACCTCGGCCTGTACCGGAGATAGAAAAAAGAGCAGGATCAGAATGGCGGTGATGATGAGATATTTCATTTCCCGCAACCGCCCCCCTTACAGCCGAAAAGACATTCTGCGATCTTTTTGGGGGCTGTTTTTGTGAGGATATGATATGCTTTCCTCGGACGGTTCAGGATGGATCGCTTTTCAAGACTCATAAGAGTCTATAAGTAGTATAGTAAAATAGGGCTGACCCGGTTTGTAAAGTGCGTTAATCGGGTTAATCGTGGTTATTGTGTGAAGAGAGTAAAGCGTGTAAAGTGTGATTATTGCGTGATGTTATTGCCATACTCCACTAAGTGTCTTTTGTAAAATTCGTCTGCTTCAACGAATGTATAATAATATCGCCAGATTCCATTTTTAAGTATTAATTTGTAAGAGATACATAATGCCAGTGCAAACCGGGGAATGTGATATAACTGCATTACCTTGTAATCAAGGGGTTCGGTTGATTGTACTGTAAATTCTTCCAGGGATTTTTACGTATATTCCATATTCTTGATAAACCCCATCTTTAAAGCATCCTCTTTTTTCTCTTGCCATTATTACCTGTTTATCCTCAGATAGTATGAGTTCATGAGTTTTACCTCTTTGCTCTTCTGTTTGTTATTTTGTTTATCCTTTTCAGCATCAATAAGTTTAGATAATCGTTTTAGTTCGGCAGCAAGACCGGATTCATCAAACGCTTTAACCATTCCTTCTGCTTGTTTCTGTGTTGATGCTGCTAATTCACTAAAAGCATCAGTGAGTTTTTTCGCCGTCTCGATATAATGTTCTCTCATATGGTCACAGGTTTCATCCATCCGTTGGTTAAAGTCCCGGATGTTTCCAGATAGATCATAATCAGGCATGTGATATCATCTCTGTGTCAACCTTTTTTATTGTAATGAGAACCTCATCATCATTTTCATCAATCTTTGATGCAAATCCAACAAATTCCCCATCAACTTCCACTTTACCGATCACGAAACGCTTTTTTATTTTACCTTCATTTTTCTTCATGGTGATACCATTTCAACATCTACCTTTTTAAACCCTAACCTCATCATCTCGATCATTCGTTTGCAGACCGGGCAAGTTAGTTTATCGTCGATATCCCAATGGTCCTGTATCCAGGTTAATTCACCTGCAGTACCGCATAGTGATATATGATCGTTTTGGTAGAGGTGAACCATTTTCCCTCGTTTTGATGTTCCCCATTTTCCTTCAGGTATACTCATAGTTTTAACCTCCGAAATATCGTAGTGTTCCCGTCCCGGAATAAATTTAGTTTGAGTTTTTCAGTCCTGTGGTTGCATTTCTTCAGGATTGTATCGGTCAGATGGTTCAGGAATTTTTGTACCTGTTCCCTGGGAAGATGTTCGTCTGATATGATCCCTTCGCAGCGGATAGGGATCTCAAAAGATAGGTCGGTCATGTTTTCACCTTCCGGTTATTCATGATGACGATTTTGATAGTTTTTTCCGGGTATTTAGCATCAAAAAACTTCGATTTGATTTTGAATACCGGATCCATGAATCCTTTTGTACCTTTCACATCCTCAATTGTTTCGGTCCCATCGATGTGAATAACGAGGAAATCTGCAATATATGTCACTCCTGCTTGTACCGTTGTTCGTTTCCCACATTTCCGACACATGATATCTGCCTTTTTTTGGCTACCTTTGACATGAGGTTGTTTGTGGTTGCAAACATTACATTTCCGGATAGGTTCCAGAATGGGAAATTTTGGTTGTAATATAAAGTCCTGAATTAGACCGGCCTGTTTTAACGCTTTCAACTCTAAATACCGTTTTGATTCTGCCATTGATGC